GATTTAGGAACTCAAGTTTGGGTACCAGCTTCAACAATGATACCTGGAGTATATGCCTTTAATGATAATTCTGCTGAAGCATGGTTTGCACCTGCTGGTTTAAGTAGAGGTGGATTATCAACAGTATTAAGAGCTGAAAGGAAACTAACCAATGGGAATAGAGATACTCTATATGCTAAAAATGTTAACCCAATTGCAACCTTCCCAAATGCTGGAGTTGTAGTATTCGGACAAAAAACACTACAGAAAAAAGCAAGCGCTTTAGATAGAGTAAATGTTAGGAGATTGTTGATTGAATTAAAATCATACATTTCACAAGTAGCAGATAATTTAGTATTTGAACAAAATACAATGGCTACAAGAAATAACTTCTTAGGACAAGTTAATCCATATCTAGAATCAGTTCAACAACGACAAGGATTATATGCTTTTAAAGTAGTAATGGATGAAAGTAATAACACACCAGATGTAATAGACAGAAATCAATTAGTAGGCCAGATTTATCTGCAACCAACCAAAACGGCAGAATTTATCTACCTAGATTTCAATGTATTACCAACTGGAGCAACTTTTCCAGCATAAAAACTAAAAAATTAAATATTTATAATTGAAAAATAATTAAAATAAAATGGCAGTATTAGATCCTAACGAAATATTCTTTACCGCATTTGAGCCGAAGCAAGCAAATAGGTTTATCCTTTATATGGATGGGATACCTAGCTTTATAATCAAATCAACCGCAGCTATAACATTAACCCAAGGTACAGTACCTTTAAATCATATTAATGTTCAAAGGTATGTAAAAGGTAAAACTACATGGGGGCCTATAGCTTTAACGTTATTCGACCCAATTACCCCTTCAGGCGCTCAAGCAGTAATGGAATGGGTTCGTTTACATCACGAATCTGTAACTGGTAGGGATGGATATAGCGATTTTTATAAAAAAGATTTAACCGTAAATATACTAGGTCCGGTTGGGGATGTAGTTTCAGAATGGATTATTAAAGGAGCATTAATTACAGATGCATCATTTGGTGACTATAGTTGGGACTCACCAGACACAGCTATTGAAATCTCAATGACAGTACAACCCGATTATTGCGTATTAAATTTCTAAACAACTCTCTCACTTGTTTTTTAAAGGAGCTTGAATTTTTATCAAGCTCTTTTTTTGTCGTTATATTTATCGTAGAATAAAAGTTATTAACAAATAAAAGATTATGTCCGAATTTAAGTTTCCAACCGAAGAAATAGAATTACCCTCAAAAGGATTATTATACCCTAAAGACCATATACTATCATCTGGTAAAATTATAATGAAGTATATGACTGCTAGAGAAGAAGATATTCTTACCAACCAAAATTATATAAGCAAGGGAGTTGTATTAGATAAACTTTTAGAGGCATTAATTGTTACTAAAGTTAGTTTAAAAGATCTCTTAATAGGAGATAAAAATGCAGTTTTAATTTCTTCTCGTATTTTGGGGTATGGTAAAGATTATACTATTTCTTATAATGGTACTGATCATACTGTAGATTTAACTGAATTAGAAAATAAAGAACTAGATGAAAAATTATTTACAGAAGGTATTAATAACTTTGAATACACTCTCCCCCACTCTAAAACAAAAATAACATTTAGGTTATTAACTGATGGTATTGATAAACAAATTGAAGAAGAAATTAAAGGAGTTAAAAAAATTAATAAAAATGCTTCACCTGAATACTCTACTAGAATGAAACATTTAATAACCTCAGTAGAAGGAGATTCATCAGGAAAAACTATTAGAGATTTTGTAGATAATTATCTTTTAGCTAGAGATGCTAGAGCGTTAAGAGAGTATGTAGTTAAAATTCAACCTGATGTTGAATTAAAAACATCAATTACCAATGAGTTTGATGAAATTGAAGAAATAGATGTTCCAATCTCTTTAAATTTTTTTTTCCCTGACGCCTGAGGAAGCTTTAGAATATAGGAGTAACTTATTTTCCCAAATCCACGAAGTAGTTTTTCACGGTAAGGGAGGTTATAGTTGGGAAACTATATACAACATGCCTATCTGGCTACGAAAATTTACCTTTAAGAAATTAAAGGAATATTATGATGCTGAACAAGCAGCAGCTAACAAAGACCCTAACCAAATTGATTTAACAAACCCAGATAAATCAAAATTACCCCCTAAAAGTACCTCTTATTCACCCCCTTCGTATGTTGCAAAAGCAGCAAAAAAATAATACTTCATAGTATTTATAACAAACCAACATTAAATGGCTAAATCCCCTATAAATAAAAAACAGGTACAAGAAGTCAATGAAGAATTAGGCTACTTAGAAGATCAGTTACTTAGTATAGCTGATAGGTTATCTACTACTATTAAAGGTGCTATTGAAGACATTAAAGAGGAAGGTAAGGGAGTAAATGAAATTTTAGCAAATCAAGTTAATAAAAACATAAAAGATTTAGCTAAAGGATTAAATAATACTTTAAAAAACACAGAAGCATTATATAAAGGTACTTTAAAAGTAAGTGATATTAACAAACAAATATCCGATAGATTGGTTAAGAGAGCAGCTATTGAAAGGAATTTACAGACTTTAAAAAATAAAGGGCTATTAAGTGCAAAGGAATTGAAGAAAGCCCAAGGTGAAATAAAGGAAGCCGAAGAAGCCCATACAGCTTTGTTAAAAGATCAACTTAATATAGCTAAAAAGATTACTAAGAATATGGGGGTTATGGGTGCCCTTATAAAGGGTATATCTAAAATCCCAATATTAGGGGATTTAATAAAATCTGAAGAGGTTTTAGCTAAAGTTCAAGCTGCAGCAGCTAAAAAAGGAGCAAATAGATTTAAGGTGATGGGTGCTGGGTTTAAAGCTTTAGGTAGTAGTTTACTTAGTAGTTTAAGTGATCCTTTAGTAATGATACCTTTATTAGTTAAAGGATTTACTTCTTTATTAGCATTAGGTCAAAAATTTGCAAAATACACAGCAGATATAGGAAAGGCATTTTTAGGTATGGGAGCAGATTCTAAAACTGTTGCAAAGAATCTAAAAGCTATGGCTGCTGATGACTTATACATGAATTTTGAAGAAGCCAAAAATGCTATGATTGGGTTAAATAAGGTAGCTGGAACAAATGTTCAAGTATCTAAATCCCAAATAAAAAATTATAAAGAATTAACCCATTTTTTAGGTTTAAGTGAAGAAGCAGCCCAAGGATTATTTAAAACATCAGTACTTTCTGGAAGTAGTTTTGAAGATGTAGTATCAGAAATAGGAGGTGTAGTAGCAGGATTAAATCAATCAAATGGTTTATCTCTTAATTTAAATGATGTTTTAGAAGAAGTATCAAAAGCTTCTTCAACCACAAGATTTAATATGGGCCAAACACCAGGGGCTTTAGCAGCAGCAGCATTTGAAGCTAAACGTTTAGGAATGACTTTAGACCAAGTATCTTCTGCAGCAGCAAGTTCTTTAGATTTTGAAAGTTCTATTGCCAATGAACTTAAAGCTGAATTACTTTTAGGTAAAGATTTAAATTTAGAGAAATTAAGATACGCGGCATTAACTGGTGATACTAATACACAGGCCAAAGAATTAAATAGACTTCTTGCTGAAAATGTGGAGGCAACAGAAGGTAATGTTATAAAACAAAAGGCATTAGCTGATTCTTTAGGTATGAGTGTTGAAGATATGCTAAAAGCAAATCAAGCACGAATACTACAAAATGAACTATCTAAAAAAGGAATTACTGATAGAGTAAAAGCAGAAAAAGCACTTGATATTTTAATGTCAAAAGGTTTAACTAGAGAACAAGCTTTACAAAAATTATCCGCAAAATCCCTACAAGCTACTATTGATGAAGGTGAAAAGGCTGAAGCTTCTATGAGAATGTTAGAAAATGCAAAAGAAACTTTAATGGTATCTATAGCACCTTTAGCTGATAAAATAGCAAAACTTATTCAGTCTTTTGCTGAAAGTGACCAATTAAAAAGCACATTAAAATTTTTAGGTAAAACACTTAAATTTGTTGCAGATAATGCTGCAATATTTGCAGGTATTGCAGGTATTGCAGGTATTGGGATAGGGGCAAAAATGTTACTTGGTGGTGTTGGTAAGTTAGGTACTAAAATGAATGCCATGTATGTTAGATTTTCTGACAAAGGTATGGGTGGACTTGGAAAGTTATTTAAAGGTGAAAAAGCATCAAAAGTAGCATCAAAATTCTCAACAAAACAAATAGCTGCTGGGTTTGCCGGGAAAGCAGCAAAGGATCAATTATTGAAAACTGGGGGGAAATCAACAGCAAAAATTGGAGCTAAATTAGGAGCCAAAGCAATTGGAAAATCAATTCTTAAAAAAATACCAGGTATTGGCTTATTAGCAGGTATAGGTTTTGGTTTGCAAAGAGCAATGAAAGGTGATCTTGTTGGGGCAGCATTAGAATTAGCTTCAGGAGGTGCAAGTTTACTACCCGGAATTGGAACAGGAGCTTCACTTGCAATTGATGCTGGACTAGCTGCTAGAGATATTTCAAAAGCAACTTCAGGTGGAACAGCAGCTGATTTTATCTCAAGACCAGGCCAACCAATCCAAAAATTTAGGAAAGATGATATTGTAGTAGGAGGTACGGGTATAGGTAGTGGAGGTGGAAATGTAGAACAATTACTCCAAAACATATTGGTAGCAATAGAAAAGGGAGGTGACGTTTATATGGATACAAATAAAGTTGGTCAATCCTTTAATGTAGGAGTTAGAGGATAGAACGTAACCTTTAATAACAATTAATATTTATTATAAACAATTAAAACTCAAACACATGGCAATTTTAGATAAACTTATAACCGGAGATTCTACATTAACATCATTTAATGGAGCAAAACCTCCCCAAATGCCTGGATCAACTGATGCTTCAGCTTTACATGATGAATATTCTATAAATGGGGTACCAAATGTAACTGAAAAACCAGACCCATCAACATTAGATTTAGACGGACAAGTACCATCATACAATTATAAAAATAATCTACCAGCAGGAGCTTCTCTTTAATGGCATTAATAAACCTACAAACTGATTTAACATCATTAAAGTACGGACATGATAGGCCTGCAGGGGGTTCAAGTAATCAACCCTACATCCAGACTGACATTCCTGATGGAGACCTTCCTGCTAAGTCTCCTGATTTCTTATTAAGAAATGGTTATTTAGCACCGGTTGCAGCTGCTAAGGATACAAGTCGAATAACACAAATGCTTTTCGACACCAAATCTCCTAGGGGATTATTATTTACTGCCAAAGAAAACTTACTATCTAGATTATCTGTAAAAACCCAAGCATCTAAAGGCCCAGCCTATGCTATGGGTACTATTAATCAAGGTGTTTACCTCCCAACATCTACAATAGCACAAACACTAGTTGGGTTCACAGGTACACATTTAAATTTATTAGGATTAGATCCTTCTTCACCCATGTCTGGGGTAGTTGAAGGAGAGGGATTGTTGGATGCATTAGGACTTCCGGGTTTAGGTCTTAAAAGATATGAAGATATTGTTAATGAGCAAATTACCCCCCCATTAGGTTTCATCCCTACTCAAAACAGATTAGAAGAATTATATGATGTTAAAATCCAAAAGAACCCAAAAGGCCAAAGTGATTTAAATGTTAAGGATAAATTTAAAGAAGGGGCAAAAAATGCCATTAAAGGGGCATTAAGTGGTAATAATGTATCCTTAGACCCAAATAGTCCTTTCTTTTTATCATATGGTGGAGGACCTGGTTCCGTATTAGGAATTGGAAACACTAAAATCAAATTTGCAGATAATCAAAGAACAGGTTATAATTCAAACTTATATAAGGAAGGACAAGTCATTTTTAATAATGGTAAAAGACATAGCTTTTTCACCCAAAACCAAGTGGATAAAACAAACAATCCCCTTCAACAAGATTTTAGAAAAGCAATATTAAAAAGAGAAAACAAAAACACCCCAGAAAATCAAAAGGGTTCTACTATTATGGGCATTTCCCCTTCTTACAAACCTAAGGATAGACTAACAATTGATAATTCAACCGGTAATTCTAGAATAAATTATACTTCCCCGGGACAAAAAGGTAACATTATTAATTATACTAAAATGAAAAGGGACAATACCGGAAACATTATAGGTCCCGTTGATAGAATTAATGCATCCCCAATTTATAGAAGTTCAGGAGTTATACAAGATACTCAATTTGCTAAAAATGATTTAGTTAAATTTAGAATAGCAGCTATTGATAATACTAATCCTTCAATAAAGGATTTTATGCATTTCAGAGCTTATATAGATTCATTTTCAGATGCTTATAATGGATCTTGGACTGGAATAAAATATATGGGTAGAGGAGAACAATTCCATAAATATGATGGTTTTAACAGAACTATTAATTTATCTTTTACTGTTGCTGCTCAATCAAAACAGGAACTTATACCTATGTACAAAAAACTAAATTACTTAGCTTCTAATTTAGCCCCTTCGTATAGTACAAATGGATATATGGCTGGATCTTTAGTACAACTAACCCTAGGTGGGTGGTGTTATGAGTTGCCTGGATTTATTACTAGTTTAACTTTAGATATACCACAAGAATCACCATGGGAAATAGGCATTAACACTGAAGGGGGAAGTGATTCTACTGTAAAAGAATTACCTATGATAATTAAAGTCTCTGGTTTTTCCTTCACACCAATTGAAGAATTTAGACCATCCAAACAAACTTTTGGGTATGGAGATAAAATAACAGATACAAACACTAAGGGTGAAATTTTAGGAACCCATAATGAAGTAACATCTTATGATGAACAACGTTATATAGCATTAGCAGATGGTAAGGGGGCAAATCACAATAATTATGATAACTAATGAGACGCTACAGAAACATACCCGAAACAAAAGGACCAGAAGGTAACCTAATGTATAAAACAGTTAGATATCCTGAAATTCCTAGAAATTTTAGTGATACCTATGTTTACGTTACTGATGGAGATAGGTATGATGCCTTAGCTTTAACATATTATGGAGATGCTTCATTGTGGTGGATAATTTCAATAGCAAATGCAACAAATACTCAAAATTCTTTAACACCCCCCCTAGGGGCACAAATAAGAATTCCTGCTAACCCCATCCCCATCCTAGCCAAGTTTGAAACAATGAATAAATAAAAATAAGTTATGAGTAATATAATAGGTCAAACATTTGAAGATTATGTTGGGGAACAAATAAAAAAACGTCAAGAAATTTATGGGAGTGGTACTCCTGGAAATACACGTTCAATAGAAGAAATTTCTTATTTAAATTCCCGCACATCTTGGTTAAAATTTGCTTCTGGTACTTCTATGGATTCAAAAAGATTATCTTTACTAAAAAAAAATGGCAATGAATTAGTAGGTGATGAAGAAGGATTAGCTCTAGCTAAAAATAATGTATTATTCGGGGGGTTAAGTAGTTTACAAGGAGATAGTTTAGTAGGACGAAGTGGTATAACGGGTGAAAACAAAGCTTATGGGGTAGGGGGAACTGCTTTTGGTTTTTCTCCAATACCTGGAATAGTAGATGCTAGTATTGTATGTTTAAATAATGGTTCACTTAGAAAAGCTACTATAAACATAAAAGCTCATAATAAAAATCAATTTGATATAATTGATGCCTTGTATATGAGGTTAGGATATACTGTTTTATTAGAATGGGGTAATGATAAGTATTTTACCAACCCTCCCAACAGTTTCCTTACCCCTATGGGACCTACACTAATAGAATCTCAATTTTTTGATGAGGGAAATAACGAAACTTCTTATGATTATTGGCTTCCAGCAATAGAAAAATTAAGGAGAGAAACAAGTGGCAATTATGATGCCCTATTTGGTATAGTATCTAATTTTAGTTGGACTTTTGAAACTGATGGAACTTATACCATTAAAGTAATGTTATATACTATGGGGGATGTAATGGAATCCTTTAAAATGAAGGTACCTGTTCCTTCAAAAATTTCTACAAAGGAGTTTTCAGATTCCCCCCAAGGTGAAAATTTCGAGACAAACCCAACCTTAGATTCCGAAGGATTTGAGAAAAATTATGTTAATACAGATGGCAGCGTAGAAGAAGGTAAAGCTAATGCTGCTGGGTATTTTGGTTTTCTTATTACTGAGTTTGCAGATGAGATATTGGACCAAGATCTAACCCTCCCCGGAAGATTATCGCAATACAAAGAAAGAACAAATGGGGGTAGTATTTTCAATCTTCAAATATACCCAAAAATCCCCAAACAGGTGGATAAAAATAATAAAATGTGGTTTTATATATTAGCTGCTGAAGAATTATGGAATTTACAGTACCACCCAGAATCTAAAATAGGGGAAGGCGCTACAAGACAAATCACTAAAGAAGGTAAAAAAACCCTCCAAACTTATACACAAGCTTTAGAGTCACTTACAAAAGAGGAAAACCTTAAAAAAATCGAAACCCAAAAAACTATTGAAATCCAAGTTGAAAAGCTACAAGAAAGCAAAATCCACTATCTATTTTTTCAGATTAAAAAAATAGCTGCAGAACATACAAAAGAGAAGAGCCTATTAATTCATTATTTAATTTCAAATACATATAACATAATTGAACGAATAATAATGGGGGAAATTCTTAATAAAGATGAAGATATAAGAAAAAACTTAAAGGGTTTAGGTTTAAATACTTCTGATACCACAGATGTTATTTCCACAGAAATATCATATCCCACTGCCACTGATAAGGTCCAAAAGGCATATTACATAAGATTTGGTACTTTTTTAGATTTTATCCAAAATCAAATTTTTATGAAGATTATTGGGAAAAATGATTTTACAAGTTACCTTCAAATAGATACAGAGGCAAAAAATAATATTATGTATACTATACCTAACCAATTATCTACAGACCCTACTATTTGTATTATAAAAAATCCAAGTTTTGAACTTGCGGGTGGAGAAAAAATCAAATATTGGGAGGGTTTAGAAGATTTTATAGGAGAAGTAGGTGAAGGAATTGCTTATGGTAAGATAATGAATATCTATTTAAATCTTGATTATATCGAAAATATTTTAGATTCATCAAACAAAGTTTCTGTATTTTCCTTTTTAAATACTATATGTAATGATTTAAATTCTTCCCTTGGACAGGTTAACAATTTACAACCTGTAATTAATTCTGAAGCTAATAAAATCACTATAATAGACCAAACACCGATTCAAGGGAAGGATAAAATAATTGAAAAATTAGGTGGAAAAACAACCCCCGATCAAACCCCCACATTAGAAGTTTATGGTTATAATCCAAATAATAATACCTCAAATTTCGTAAAGAGTATTGGATTAACGACAGAAATATCAAAGGAATACTCTACTATGATTACCCTAGGGGCAACTGTCGGGGGTTATATTCCTGGTGAAGAAGCTACTGCTTTTTCACGATGGAATGTGGGTATAGAGGATAGATTTAAAAAGTATTTAGGAGATGGATCCTCTAATGACCCCAACCCTATTGAAAACTTTGAAAAAGAAAATCAAGGGGTTAAAAATAGTTATGTTAAATATTTATCCCAAGGTATGAATAGAATTGTAGGACTTAACCCAAAAGATAAAGGTTCTCCTTATACCACTAACCCTAACACCATCTCAACCAATACAGAGGCAGTTGGTCATTTTAATAAATACTTACAAGCATCCGCTTCCTTATCAACCGAAACTGCTGAAAGTTCAGTGGGTTTTATCCCCTTTAATCTCCACCTTACATTGGATGGATTATCTGGTATAAAAATTTATAATAAAGTAGAAATTACTCAAGGATTTTTACCTTCTAATTACCCTGAAACTTTAGAGTTTGTAGTAACTCAAGTTGACCATAAATTATTAGATAATACCTGGGAGACTGAGTTAGGTACTATAGGCACAAGTAAAACAAGACCCGAAGGTAGTGTTATTTCAAATAAAAGCTTTTTATCAACAGCAGAAAGAATAAAAACAGAAGTAGAGAGTACAATCTCTACAAATGGGGAACAAGCAAACCTATTAAGGGCAACTTTATCATTATATGGGTATACTGAAAAAGGAGTAGAAATAGATAATGGAGGAGACATTACAATAGGAATTAGGAAAGCAGCAGAAGCTATCTTTAAAGATCTCAACAGAGTAAAACCTAAAATGAAAATAGAAGTTACAGGGGGGAATGATATTTTTCATCAACGATTAAAAAATAGTAATAGTAGACACAAGGCTGGAAATGGGTTAGATTTTGTGATTACTCCTAGTACAAATAAAAATTTAGATGATGTAGTTTTACTTCTTCAAAGGTATGCCGCTGGAAATGACGGGAATTTTAGATTCATAGATGAGTATAGACATAAAACCGAAGATGGAACTGGTGACCATTTTCATATATCTTGGGGAAAAGGAACTGAAGGTAAACTTGAATTAGAGGGGGCATTGCTTTTGGCTAGAGCAGGGGAAATTGCACCCATCAAAATTGTATAAAAAAATTATGTATTTTCCAAAATCCCAAATAAAACCCAATTTATACACTAGTGGAAATGAATTTGCCTTAGAATCAGACCCAACAACTTCATATGTGGGGTTTTATTATGAAATATCAACGGGGGAAGTATTTACTGGGAAAACCCCACAGGATTCAGGGAATTTATCCTTGATCCCAATAATAAGAGAAGGAGATAAATTCGGTAGTTTATCATCAGAATCTCCTATCCCACTACCATTTATTAACCCTGTATTTTACAAACCCACCCCATCTTCTATATTACCAAAAGAGCGATTTTTACCATCTTATAATAGTACAAAACCAACAGAAAATGATTATGATCTTGGGGAATATCAAAGATATTTCTGTAAAAAAAATAATGAATTAATTTATTTAGAAATAGATAAGGATACATTCAAAAAACTTAAAAATAAAGATCCTAAAATAGCATCTGATTTATATACTCCAATCAGTACACCTTGGACTATAACAGGTGCCCCTCAATCCGTTTTTAACACAAACAAAAGCATCATAACCTTAATTGAACGAAATCAAAAATGGTATGGTTTTACAAATTATTTTCAAGATAAGTTTTCTGAATATTATTTGGAGGAGTAAAAAATAGGTTGTATATTCGATAAATGTTTTGGATAGTTGAAAGTTTTGATCAACTAAAGAGGTTTTATAATATTGGTTATAAAGAAGCTTATATAGAAGTCATACCTTACTCATATAAGACTCACCCGACTGAAACCTCTGTTAGTTTAGTTTACATACGACCTTTGGATTCACCTAAGGGTTATATGTTGGCAATCGATCACAGTGAAGTTATGCGTTTAAACAGCGAGTATATCGCAGAATTAATTAGTACTTATGATACGTTATGGGTTTGGGGTAAAAAGGAATTTCTGCATTTATACGCGCGGAAAAACATCAACGACTTATCTTTATCTTCCCCAAACTATGAAATGGAAACTACAAGAGCTCATAAATTTTTGCAACAAAAATATCCAAATAAAAAAGACATAAACAGAATTATACCAATAGTTAAACATTATGAATCTTGTGAAAAAAATTATAATAACCTAAAACAATACATAAATGAACCAATCAATGAATTCTACAATGACACAGTTCCATTGGTATTCAACGCCATCGAAAGGAATGGAATACAAGTGGATCCCCAATTGTTTGAAGACTACTTCGATAAACCTGGGAAAAATAAAATATACACACAATATAATTACCGGACTACTACAACTAGACCATCTAACAGATTTGGAGGGATAAATTATGCGGCACTTAATAAAGAAAATGGATGTAGGAAAGCGTTTATTCCAGGTAATGATAAGTTTGTTGAAATTGACATCTCTGCTTATCACCCTACTTTGGCTGCTTCCCTTATTGATTATAATTTCAATACTGAAGATATCCATGGAGAGTTTGCTAAAATGTATAAGGTGGACTATAAAAAATCCAAAGAATTAACATTTAAACAATTATATGGTGGAGTATTTAAACAATATAAACACTTAGAATTTTTCCAAAAAATAGAAAAATATGTTAGTGAGTTATGGGATAAATTTGAAAATGATGGTTACATTGAATGTCCTATATCTAATCATAGATTTAAAAAGGATAAGTTGGAAAACATGAATCCACAAAAGCTGTTTAA